GTGACTGTAATGGGCATCCCCTGATGGACTATGACCCGGCTAAGGGTAAGTTCTTTGTGCAGGTCCCAGATTGGCGGGGAGGTTTCGGGGGGATGAATTTCAACCCCGGTCTGAGACGTAAATCTGATTACACCAAAATTGGCTCCTATCAGAAGCACACAAGACCTGAAGCTGGGAATCTGGGTGGGGAACTGGCCCTGAGCCAGCTTTACACCAAGATGGGATATTTCATTGCCGCCCTTCCCGGTGAGCCGTTCATGCAGCATATCGGCAACGGTAGATCTAAGGCTGTGGAGAAGGTAGTTGTCGCACAACCCAAGATTCTGATTGCAGTAAAAGCAGGTCAGACCCTGAGTTACACCAAATGGGAGTCAGAGAAGTCCCCGAGCTACAATCCAGCAATTGCTTATGACGGCAGACCATATTGCACCAGCGACCAACCTATACATGTAAGTGGCCCGAACCCAAGAATCGCCGCTGTGCGCGACACATGGTTCAAAGATGTCCCGGCGAATGTCACCGCGAAGTTCTTCTTTGGCCAGCCTAAGAACCCCCAAGGGCAACCAGATGAAGTCTATTTGAATGTCCCTGATGATTATGAGCACTTGGCACCGAAGACCAAGGAAATTTGCCGCTGGGCACTAGACCACGATTTTGATTATGCGTTCTTCTGTGACGATGACACCGCTGTTTATGTTGATAGGTTGGTAGCTGAAGCGCAGTCAGGCTCATTCGACTATGCAGGCTATTTGAACGGCAATGTTTGCACAGGTGGGCCGGGATATTGGCTCAGCCGAAAGGCAATGCAAGAGGTTGTGAGAAATTTTCACGAGTTATGGGCTGAGGACGTTTCAGTTGCCAAGACAATGAAGTTCTCAAATATCGAACCTGTGATGCTTCCTACCCACCGTTCTGGTCGCAGTAATCACCATTTCTTTACGGATGACAAATTCAACGCAGCACTACTGGATGGAACAGAAGTAACCATGCACGCGGTATTTCCCGATGTGATGCGAGCATGGTACGCGCATAAGAACTCATGAGAATCCCCCAAACGATTGAAGACAAATTAAAGTCCCTCCGTCAGAACGAAACCTTCCAGAACCTATCTCTTCCAAAGCGCAAGTTTGTTGTGAATTTTGTTGAGAACGGCGGGGATAAAGTCAAGGCCGGTTTTGCTACATCAGAGAATGTCAAGAGTGAACAGGCTGCACTGAATAAGGCTTATCAATATTTGAAAGACCCTGTTGTTGTCAGCCTGCTGCGAATCTTCAGCGACCCCGGACTTAGAGAGCCATTGGTTTCCAGCAAAGAACTCCTCCAGATGACCAGCCAGCGGCTAAGAGACCGAGACCTAAGCACAATTGATTTCCTTAGACTGACAGACCTCTATCATTCTTTGAGCGCGAAAAGGGCACCGAGAAGTAAGCCAGTAACAATTGATGAACAGGTATTGGAGTTGGAGAAGAAGCAATGAGCGGAATGAAAGCAATTCTATCTGGTAAGAAACCGAAGGGCATCCACATCAAGCCTGCTAACAAAGGAAAACTTCGCAAGTTGCTGGGCACGAAGAAGGGCAAGAACATCCCTGTCGCCAAAGAAGAAGCATTGAAGGCTCATGGAAGTCCCGCTGAAAAGAAAGAAGCGAATTTCGCCCTCAACGCACGCAAGTTTAACCACAGTAAGTAAAACCCGATTTTTATTCCACCCCTAAATGGGTCCCTTCCTACTTATGAATACTTCTACGCTTTGTGAAATCGCGCAATCAACAGGAACAGACAAATTAGGGTTTTATACCCCACTTTATGACCTCATCCTTCAGGGCAGGGATATCAAGAAAGTTCTAGAAATAGGCATCGGAACTACCCAATGCATGACCCATGTGCCTAATTACCGCCCCGGTGCTTCACTTCGCATGTGGGAGCAGTTTTTCCCCAAGGCTGAAATCTTCGGTGTCGATATTGAACCTTCAGTGCTTGTAAATGAAGGGCGCATTCGTTCGCAAGAGTGTGACCAGAGCAAGCGCAGTGATTTGATTATGGCAGCTCAATGGACCGGGGGAAACCTAGATTTAGTTATTGATGATGGCAGTCATAAATCCGAACACCAAGTGCTATCAGTTGTCACCTTAATGCCTTTCTTAAGTCCAGATGGCATATACATCATCGAAGACTCTTCTCGAAATATTGGTGAATACCTGCCTTTCAAGTTTTTCGAAATTCACGGTTCCACAGGTGGTCGTCTGATTTTGATTCGAAAGCAGTAAATTCCTTGGCTGATAAAAACCCCGAAATACAAAAGCGTCTTACCGAACGCGAGAGAGCGCGGAAGGACAAACTCTACCTAGCAACAGAAATCCTTGGTTACCAGTTTCAACCTGACGTACACACAACTTTGTTTAATTGCTTTATTCCATTCGACAGTTCTAAACCATGGCGAGAACAGAGCAGTCAGAAAGATAGGTTGATTCTTTGGAGTCGAGGACATTTTAAATCGACCGCTGTTGTAGTCGAGGTCATCCAAGCAATTCTCAATTTCCCTGATATTCGTGTATTGCTGATGCAGGGTTCGTTGACAGTTACTCAGAATCTCCTCCATGAGATTAAGTCCCATTTTCTAGGGACTGCTCCCGATTCGCGGCTCAGGGAAATCTTCCCAGAGTTCTGTGCTGATAAACTCGGCACCGCGAATGCATTCACAACCCCGGCCCGTGTACAGAAGAGACTTCAGCAAGCAACTGTAACTGTTGCTTCTCCTAAGTCCATTACCACAGGCCAGCACTATGAACTCGGTTGCTTTGATGACTTGGTTCACGCCCAGAACTATCAGAGTGCGAAAAAGATTAAACGGGCGAAAGACGACTTCTACGCCTGTGTCCCCCTCATTGACCCCGGCTGCTACAGAATCGTAACGGGCACCCGATATAGTTTTGGTGATTTGTATGAGGAGCTGATCCGAAACAACACCAATAATCAGTGGATAGTATCTGTTAAAGATTGCTTTTCAGATGATGGGAAAGAAGTCAGATTCCCCCAGCGGACTCTCCCTGATGGGCGAATCATCGGCTTCACCAGAGAGCAGTTGTTGCAGATTCAACGCGAAGACCCCGGAATGTTCGCCAGTCAGTATTTGAACAGACCTGCAACCACTGGGACACAATTATTCACAGAAGAAAAGATGCTTGCAGCGGTGGTGAGTGAACGAGACAGCCCTGCATTAAGCCAAGCATTTTTGTTCGTTGATCTAGCGAGTTCCCAAGCTGAGACCGCTGATGATTCGGTGATTTTAGCTGGTAAAACTGACCACCTCGCAAATATGTATGTTGTTGATGGAATCGGTGGACAGTGGAACCCAACCCAGTTGGCTATGCAGATTATTCTGATGTCTCTGAAGCATCGGCCACTACGAGTAATGATCGAGAAAACCGCATCAAGCGCTTATTTCGTGGAATATCTAAAAGTCTTGTGCCGGGATAAAGGAATTGTTCTCCCGCTGGACTTCATCCCAGTAAGCAACACGAAAGATGCAAAGAACATTCGCATCAGCAGTCTTGAAGGACACATTCGCAGTAAGCGGTTGAGGTTCTTTGCAGGGCTTGAGTGCTGGGACAAGATGCTTCAACAGTTTGTCGAGTTCCCACGCGGACGCAACGGACACGATGATTATGCGGACACGGTTGCGTTGATGGCGCAAGTGTTCGGCGGCCAACACGTTCCTGTTACCCCATTAAGTCAGATGCGCCACCCACTACTTGCAGCGATTGAACGTCAATCAGAGCAGCAAACATTTATTACACCCAAAGCCGAATATGTACCTGATTCGATGGGTGACGACTTCAGCGGTTAGTTCCACCACAAATTGGGTCCTTTAAGACCTTCCTAACTAAGGAAATTGTATGGCTTCCGATGGTGTAGATAACAAACAAATTTTGACAGCTATTTTGGATTTAGCAGAGAAGGTGTCAGAAAACAATGCCCAGTTCCGTGAATTTCGAGGCGAGCACACAGCAAAGGTTAGCGCATTAGAAGCATCCGCTAAGAGCGAACGTTTCTGGATGAAAGTCCAAATGGTCTGTGTCGTTCCAACAGTTGGTGTTCTTCATCAGGTCGCAGCACATTTTGGCTGGCTGAAGTAATAGGAAATTATGAGTACATTTGAGAGTTTAGAACAATCAATCCCCGTTGTTGAAGCCCTCGCACCTGTGCAAGAGGCTGATACTGCATTTCACGATGAAGAATTATCGGATGAAACTGCACTAGCTATCGTGCTGGCAGATACGACCACCGCTGAGAATTATTTGCAGAGCAAGGGTTTTATTACCGGCTTAGACAGTGCAGATGATTTGTACCGTGGTTATGTAAAACCCCGCGTCTGGTCAAATGGTAAGCAGCGCTCGAACCTGTCGATGCCTATCGTGCTGGAAGCCATCGAAAAGATCATACCGACGCTTTATTTGAGTTTGTTTGGCACTGGCAAGGATTCATTCAGTCTCAAACCAATTGGCCATACCAAGCCGGAAGCGGCCCGTGCGAATGCCAATGTTCTGCGTTGGGCTGTTAAGCAATCCGATTTGAAAGAGGGTATGCGCCTAGCACTGAAGAACTGTCTTCAGTATGGGTTCTGCGTCGGCAATTACGGCTGGGAAGAACGTGTACAGATTGTAAAGAAGTATTACTCGGATGACGAAGGCAAAATTAAGAGTAAGAAAGATGAAGTAACATTCAACGTCCCGACTTTCGAATCCCAGGACCTACGCCAGCTTCTGTTTGACCCCGCTTGCAAGGTTCAAAATCTCCGCGCTAAGAATGGCGCGAAGTACGTCATTAAGCAGGTCTTCGTTGATGCCAATTGGCTGGACGAGAACCGCGACAATCCACAGTACAAGAACATTCCAACTCGTGAAGAGTTGCGTGAAATCCTTTCGTACAACCAAAACGTCGCCACGGACAGCATGAAGGCTTCCAAGACGAACGTCTATCGTGAATTTCAAGCCGAACAACAGGACAAGCCGACCACCGCAGACCCGTTGAGTGCTCCGCTCGAACTGCTGGAATACTGGTCTGAAGACCGGGTTATTGTAGTACTGAAGTGCTCCCCAAAATTCGGACCACTCATTAAGGTATAAAATCGCTGTCTCGGAAAGGGAGCA